CAATTAAAACTATAAAATTTTCAACACACTGAATTTCAAATCATTATATATACTATTTTTGAGAGATTGGATTTATTGCCAATAAATTTGAAAACATCTACTCCTTTTATTGCAATAATTTCACCTATACATTTAAAAGTAAGAAATGAATTATTATTTATAATAATAGTATTACTAATTTTATAAAAACTAGACTTTGCTACCCAATGTTTTATTATAGACGAAAAAGCCTTATTAAAGTATAAAGAATTGTCTTCATTCATCATAGAAGCGCCAATATACTCTATATAAAATTCTCCTTCAAATGTTCCTTCGAACGTTATATCTTTAAATATATATGCTGGGATTGAATTTACAATCGTCCCATTCCCTAAAACGTGTCCATTAACTAAGCTCCCTCCTTCAAACTGCAAGGTACATCCTTCAGGAATAGTAATTGTTTCCCCTCTAAGGTCATAGTCGTATTGTATGATGTAAATAGTATTTGGCCAACACACCATTGATTGAGTTAGTACGTTTCTGCCAGCCACAAGATTCTTGCGCAGATAACATCTTCCCTTCCCTGAGTAATTATTCGGATCATACCTTTTATTAGCCAGTTTCAGTTGACCGTGAACCGATGTAATATCCTCATTATCCGCAAAATTGGTTATGCTCTTGTTACCGATAAGCTGTTTGGTGGATTCACTAAGCATCTCGGGCGTTATCATCCCGTCCATCACGGTAGGAGGATTATCAATGAACATATCATTGAATGTATCCTCAATGTGACGTCTGACAGCTTTGCGTGTAAGATAAGTGTCCGGTATACGGTTGCCGTTCTCATCCGCTATGGCCCTATCAGCCACCATCTCCGGTGCTTCCATCTTCTGAATGAATACCTCTTCAGCATGAATCTCATTACGCTCCGCCTCTAAATCAATCTTCCACCAGCTTTTCTTGTCTTTCCAAAGCGAAGCAGAATTTCCCTTAAAATACCATGTTTCAGCCTGATTGGTGTAAGCAGAAACAAACGTGACCTTCATGCCGGGTATTCTGTATTCCTCCGGTACAAGCGCTATGGCATCTTCAAAAGTAAACACATTGCTCTTCTTTACAACAAAAGGGGCCTCGGACGTGCTTCGTTGTGCTACAAATGACGTTTTTGTGTACCCCGGCATGTTGACACGATCACAGGGTCTGTATTTCTTCCCTTCAACATAATCAGGAAATGCACTGAAATATCTCTGTTCCTTCCAATCATGTGAGAATATCCGGGTATCTTGGGTATGATTACGGCTTACATTATATTCAGTCAGCAGATTATAATCGAAGATGCTCACCTTATCGACTGTGAGATCATAAGTTCCCAGAACACCGCTCAAATCATTCCATCCGGCCCGATATCCTTTAGGAACAAATCCTTCAACATAGTAGAAGTACGGCTTTGTTTTCTTCACACTGCCGACAAGTGCCCATGACGGTTGTTCCATCTTGTCCGGCAACGCTTCAGAAGTTGCCACATGACCTATATAATTGACATCGTTCAACGTTTCCATTTTAGGGACTTCGGCTCTGTCCGCCTTATAAGGAATAAGCCCCAGCAATGCATTAATCTGATCAGGCGTATAATGAATATTTTCATGATATTCATTCGGATGAGGATCACATGCATGATGAGGATGAAAGCAAGAATCAAATCTTTCCATATAAATATATTTTTTATTATTCAAAGATAAGCAAGAGCTTCACAATGAAATGTATATAATAAAAGGGACTCAGACTTTCACAAGCCCGAGTCCCTAAAACCTTAAACTAATACCTATGTGCTATTTTATTTGAGCGCAAAGTTATCTTCTTCCATAATGACTTTAAATTCCAGCAACGAGAAATAACACGAATCCTGTCACTAACCAGCAGACGATGATAATAATTCTGCCATTCTATCATTTTCTCCTTTCTTTCCTCGTCCTGGCAGGAAGGTGAGCCGTTCTTGCTTTTCGTGTAATAAAAGCACATCTCTTTCAACTGCCCTCGGTTCATTCGCATACGGAACCTTCCCCGATGAAAAAGATATTTATAACTGTCCCACCTGTCCTTATAATAATCATAAGTGATAGAGATGAGCTTCTGTTGTGCAGGATCCCATATGACAAAATAACGCCTTCCGTCCTGTTTATTCTTTTCCTCAGCCTCTTCTATCGCCTTTTTCAATAACAAGCTGGACTTCCACAGACTTGCGATCCTGCGTTTCTGCACAAGGCTTTTTACCGCCTTCAAAAACAACTTAATTTTTCCCATAATGTTACTAATTTTTATATAATATAGCCTCCGCACCCGTCGCCGACCTGTTGAGGCGTTTCATGTTATTCATTTTCTCTTCCATAGTGGGCAACACCCTCACCGGATATCTGTCCCATTCAAAACGGCTCACGTATAATCCTATTGCCCTGCTCATTACCCGATCATCATGCTTCCCCGCAAGCGCGCCGTATTTGCCGTTCGGATATTTCATGTACCATCCCAATTCCTTTATCATTCCGGTTTCACGCTCTATCCACAGTTTGTCACGCACACACTGTTCCATATACTTAATAATGGCCACTTTTGTATTACGGTTGGTATTAAACCCCCATCTGGTTTCTTTCTGGCTCCTTTTTTCCAACTCGCTCCGATTATGCGCATATACATTATCATAAAGAGGGATAAGAATGGGAAAGAACAATTCGCTGACGTTGTCTGTGTCTACATCATTAAGCTTACTGTAAGCCGTGTTGTTCTCGACAATGAGCAGAGCATTGTTATAGAATGACGCAATCTGCGCACATTTGATCGCAAGCAGGTCCGGATCTGTATGCCCGTACCATTCCGCCACCACACGCGGTCCAGCGTCCTCATTGAGCACTCCGCTATCGGCCATCATATCCGCGCGGTCCAGCACAGTAATCACAGAGTAATCACTCGTCCTATATTTCCCCCCGATATCAACTGACACAAAGTAGCGGTTTTCCAACCTCCATGTCTTGTCTGGCATCTCCCATATTTTCAATTCCCCTCCTTTACGCCTGAACAGTTTCAGCCCTTCGACAGCCTGTTCACCTTTCGGGGATTTTCCGGAAATATCCCCCTGGAATACCGGCTCACGGCAGAACCTTCTGAGTTGTTCTACCTTGTAAATGTCAAATACAAGCTGCCCGGAATACTTGAATGCCTCCACCGGATCGGACGGATACTCCTGCTGCATGTCCTGTATGTCCGCATACTCCTTCATCTTCTGCCTGTACCAGTAGATGCCTTGCAATGTCGCTCCAATAGTCCACAGCCAGTACATATAGTCCCAGTTTCCGGACTTATCGTTACGCCTTTCTATCAGGGTACAGGCCCATTCCAGCATATCTTCCGGATCGAGACGATATTCCTCTATCTCCCACCATGCGACAAACAACGGCTCGAATGCGGACAGTCTCTCCCCATGATCATCCGTTCCATTGGCACGATCCCATTCATCCTTGTAGAAATTCTGCCCGTTCGGCGTGCTTTCATACACAATCATCGTATACGGTTTGTACAGGATTCCCGAACAGGATGATTTCACCTGTTTTTGCGGATCCATCTTTTCCGTCTGAGGCCAAAACGCCACCTCCGTACAATGCGCCATGGCCGAATCACCACCACGGGCGCCCTCCGGATTCATCGCGGTTGCCGTCTTGATTTTGCAGTTCCGGGAAGGTATAAGACTTATGTTAGAAGTTCCCCCTCCCTTGATCTTCGGAAGAGAGCCGTCAAACTCCACCCCTTCTTCATAAAAAAGGAATTCAGGAAGTTGGGTTATGAGCTTGACATACATATCCTTAACTTCAGCCGCACTGTCCCCTTGATGTCCGACAATGATGCTGTTCCAGCTCTTCACATGCATTATCTGTATCCATGACATGTATATCTGTGTGCATGTGGATCCCCCCCACTGGCGGGCCTTCAACAATATGACACGGATAGGCTTGCCGGCACGGCGCATCCTTTCAAACGTCTCAGCCAGCTTTACCTGCGCCGGACGTAGCAGGAAAGGCACATCCTCCCCTCCTTCTTTGTTTTTGATACGCGCATACGCATAACAATAGAAATAAAAGTCGTATTTAGCCCAGTAACGGAGAAACTCCTGAATGACAGTATTACGAAGATCCTCATTATATTCCCCGTATGTCTGCCAGCAGAACTCCTCTATACTTCCGGCAAGATCCAGTTTATAGATAAAACCGGTGGAGAACATCTCGATAGGAAGGAAAACAGATGAATTTATAAAATCATCCAGATATATCCTCTTCCGTTTTCCGGGAGCGTTCTCCCCTGTCAACGGGTTGTAGGACTTGAACAGTTCCGCTTCCCGTTCACGGTTCCTGCGGATCATCTCCTCCGCATTCCTTATGACAATAGCTGAGAAAAGAGTTTCTATATGGTTTATTTTAATGTTCTTTGCCATCCAACCTCCAGTTTACGCAATATCCATCCGGCCGCCAGCATAGCCGCATGATATCCACCCGCAATATGCGGCAGAAAGAAACCGAGAGCGGTTATGGCAAACAGCCTATTACGCCTTCCCCCATCCATGGAGGACAGGCACAAGCCCGTATAATAGTAGATAATGACACTCCATCCGATCACAGGACTGCCGGAAGGAATAAAAAATGATATTCCGACAGCGAACATCCATGCGACCAGCGTCCGTGCAGGGGTTATCACCTTCCATAGAAAAGCCCATGCCATCCCGTTCAGAAGATAATGAAGCCATCCGGAATGTCCGAACATATAAAGCCAGTGACTTCCTGACAGGAATTCATGATACGGCAATAACACGGCCATGCACAAGTAAAGCCCCATGGAATATCTCATTTTCATAGCGGTACACCTATTTCATTCCAGCTTTCCACAAAATATGCTGTATGCGGTCAGGACTTATCCCGAATGAATCGGAAGGCCTCTCTATCGCAAGTCTTACGATAAGACGGAGATTCGCTTCCGATTTCTTTTTCATGATATCAAGGCAACAACGGATCAGACTGGAATACATTTCATATTTATACAGACTGCAATCAGGTATATTGCCTTCGGTCAGATATCTGTATAAGATCACGTAAGCCCGGTCCTCACTGACATAATGCTGCTTCGCCTTCATGCCCGCAATCTCCTTGCATATATCCTTGTAGTAGGAGAACGCACAGGTCTTTTTCAATTCGATGAATGTACGTACAATCTCCTTGTTCCTTATCAATTGTATTTCGCTGATATTTCCCTTGTGCTTCATGTGACCTCCTGTTTAAATGATGGCGAATGTACTTCCTGTAGATTGCATTATATCAATCCGGCTTGAACAAATACTGCTAAATTTGTCAGTATAAGACAACAATGACATATCATGGAAGAAAAAAAAGAAAGAAAATCATGGAGAGACATTGTTTCATCCAGAAAACCGGACCTCGACCTTGAGGACGACCTCGCTGTCGGCGAATTCCTTGATGACTCTTTCAAACGTTATGACGATAGTGAATCACAGAGAGAGAACCTCAACAAAGTTCTTGCAGAAGACTCAAGAGCCGCCGGCATCCTGACCGGTCTGGCAAGCGGCATGGATGAGAACGGTGAACCGTTCTCTCTTGTGGAATATCTGATAACCAATTACGGGGATGATATCAGGGAAGCTGCAACAACGGAAGAGGCCATCAAAAAAGCAAAAGAGAAAGAAGCTGCCCGGATAAAGGAGGCGGCCGATGAGGAAAAAAGAAAAAGAGATGCGGAAGAGAAGCTGCGCAAAACAGATGAGGCACTGACAGAAGCCGTGCGGCAGGTCAATGTTGATGAGGCGAATGTAGTTTCCATGTTGGAATGGCTGTACGGAACACAGGATACAGACGGTATCATTCATAAAATTATCCGGCACGAACTGGATGCGGAAGACTGGAAAAGAATCATCCATGCCTTCAATATGGACATGGAAATAGAAGCCGCCCGAGAGGAAGGACGTAAACAGGGACGTACCGCACGTCCGGGAGCCATACACAGGAATCTTGCGGAAAAAGCTCCGACGGACCTTGGAGGAGGCGGGAACGGAGGAGGTGAGGAAAAAGTGGAGGATCCTACCCTACAACGTTATAAAGACATGAAGAGACGTATTTAATCGTCTATCGCTTTCAGGCTCATATCACAACTTTTATTTATAAATTTAAAAACAAATCGAGAACAATGAAAAAGTTAAAATCAACATTCAAATTTTTCTTTTCCGTATTGCTCATGTTCCTTGCCGGAGCGACCGGGGGAGGTTATGCATGTGCCGCCGATGCTTCGGACGGAGGCTCAGTCCAGGATCTAGGGGATGGCGGAAAGGTAGTAGGCGGGGAAAGTTCCGTAACAAAGAACGAGAAAATCATGGACGCGGAATGGTACGTGAAGCAGATCGACAAGACAATTGTCGAGATGAAGTTTACCGGCACGCCTATTGATCAGATTCTGCGCCATGGGGCGACAAACAAATCGGACAGCATCGTAATCAAGTACTACAGTGTCGGACAGCGTCCGCTACGGGCTACCCTTGCCAAGCAGCTTGAAGCCATGACTACCGAGACTCCGAAAGCGATAGAACTGGAGGATAATAACATTGTGGGCGCAATGGATACGCTTCTTGTCCTGAACGCTGACGGAACGTTTGTTTCCGGTTACAAATCCGGTACCGATGAAGTGGATCCTGAACACCCATTGATGCTGCGCGTGCACGCAATCAACAGTGAGACCAACCTTCCGCTTGTCTATGCCGTAAACGGAAAACAATCAAACAATAAGAACCCTTATCTTATTCCTACCCTTGCAAAGGGTACCGTCCTTCTAAGAATGGGACGTGCTGCCGCCGAGAAGGACGTGTCTACAGGAAGATATTACCAGCTTCCGTCTCCGGACGAACAATATTGCCAGCGTTTTATCATGCAGGTAGAGCAGACTATCTATGACCGGTTGAGTAAGACCGAGGTGGAATGGTCATTCACACGTGTGGAACGGATGGCAATGGAAGACATGCGTATCGGTATGGAAGCCTCCGGACTGTTCGGAATCAAGAGCAAACATGTGGTGAACGGACAAGGCAATGTATATACTTGTGAAGGTATCTGGTACCGCGCCGGAAAAGACCTTGAAATCGGACATTGGGAAAAAGTGCTTGACTCTGCCGGAAATCCTGTGGTGGAAGAAGGAAAATATGTGCAGCAATATGTAATCTCGGAGGATGAGCTTGTAGACCTTGTAGGACGCATCATTGAAGGTGCCGGTAACGGAAGCCGCACAAAACTTGTATTTGTTGACAATACCATCTATGCGGCATTATGCAAGATCAAGACCAACAACCGCACACGTATCTTCGAGCCGGAACGTGACTACAACAAATGGAGACTTGACTTCCAGTCATTCGAAAGCATGGGAACAAAACTTCTGTTTTACCGCCATGACCTGTTCAACGCCTGGGGATTCAACGGAAGAGGTTTCTCTCTTGATCCTGAATATCTTGACAAATGGGTATTCCAGAACTGGGAGCGCAGCACATACAATCTGAAAGAACTGTTCATAAGTAACAGTGACGCTGTTGTCATGCAAGAGTTCTCCTGCTGGACACTTGGATTCCCAGATGCCCACGCGCGTCTGTCCATTCCGGAATATGTTGAGATTCCAGTTCCTGAATCCCAGACTGTATAATAGAACCTTAATCATCATCAGAGGTGGAGAAATCCACCTCATCATTATTAATAATGTATGAAGAAACTTTATAAATTCGTTGCGAGCTCCTCACTGTCATTTGCAGTCATTCACTGCGGACGGATGATGTACGTCAACTTCTCCGCTTTTTTCCGTGGCAAATCAACCTATCATACAACGGATAGAGAACTGGCTGAGAAAATCAGGGCGCACAAATGGTATCGGGAAGGACGCATTACCGAAACAATAGAAGAAGATGAAGATGTAATACATGACGAAAATGACGTAAATTCCGTATTACAGGAAACAGAGGTAAAACAAAGATACAGCATCCTTGGAAAGCGGATGTGCACCTATATTCCTCCGGCATCTTCTAAGCAGGAAGAAAAAGAATCCGAAAGCGCAGAACCGACCAAAGAAAAAGGCATTCAAGAAGACAGAGACATACAAGAGGATATTGAAAATGTGACCTCATTCCTTGAAGCGAAGGATTTTTTTGAGGTCAGATTCAAAGTACCGCGCTCGCAATGTGGAAATAAGGAGGCTCTGTCCTCATTATGCAAAGAACACGGCATACAATTTCCCAATTATCCATTAGACTAAGCCTCATGATACCTGTCAAAGATATACTAAAGACTTTACGCACAATCATCAATGAGAGTGCGACAGAAGAAGACAGTTTCACGATTGAGACCGATGAGGCATTAAAAGAGTTCATCAGACTCGCACTACTCGCACTGATGAATGACGAAGGGGTGATGGCCGAAGCTTCGGAAATGACAGATTCATCCTCAATCTCATTCGAGAAACGTCCTGACGGTTTGTTTTTTGCCTACATAAAAATACCTGCGGACTATATCAGGCTTGTCAGTGTGAACCTGACTGGGTGGAGATATCCGGTCACTATGTTATATCCGGACAATTCGCCACTATACAGCGCACAATATTCATCAGCTCCCGGTGTAGGTAATGGTCCCTCAATACCGGTAGCATTCATCACCAACGATACCATGAGGTCAATCATTGCCCATGCAGTAAAAGAACAGGGGGGATACAGTCTCAGGTATATTCCAACTCCTTCAATCTCAGAAAACGGAGAAATCAACCTTCATAACAAATATGCAGGAGCATTGGCATATTATGCAGCCGGTCTCTATCATATTTCAATAAATGAAAATGCCGGTGCGGAATCTGAATTTGCAATAGCTAGATCCTTGATACGTTCACACACTCCTGAATCTTCTACAAGTAATACAGAATAAAAAGCCGGCTGTTAACAGCCGGCTCCCGTTCACTTTCCTCCTTTGCTCAAAGTCATGGGAGCATGACATCCTCCCCGCTCCCACTCCTTGGCAAGCATCTCACGCAATATCCTGTTCTCCTCCAGCACCATAAGAACCAGTTTCTTCATTTCCTCAATATCCTTGTTGTTCATAATAAAATTCATTTTAAATTAATTGTAACGGTTGCAAATCACAACTATTAGGGGTGTGACGAACCATCCCGCTGCCATAAGCAAGACGGGGAATACATTGGATTAATTAATAAGTAAAATTCAAATTACGCGGCTGGATTCAGCTCACCTTTTATTTGCTTGATAGCTTTCTTCACGTTCCAACCGTTTTCATACAGGGCAATGATGAAACGCACACCTCTCTGTGTCCATACAGTATATACACTTGTCCCTATAGAACCGTCCGAACGTGTGTAGGTTTGTGTACGGGTAGAGTGCATCCCCCAAGTGGAATAAGGTGCATGTAATATCCACTGTCCGCTTTGCCGGTAAATGATTCCGATTTCTTTCAGCTTCTTGTGAAGCTTTTCAGCGTCCATTCCTATCTGCTTGGCGGCTTGTGTACTCGTCTGTGTGTTCACACTCTGCAAATGATTGTCGTAGTAGGTGACTTTCGGAGCGGATTGTGTAAGTTCTTGCTGTTGGAGTTCGATAGTTTCCTGCTGCTGTTGAACTTCTAATGCAAGTGTTTGGTTCTTCTCGTATTGGTCTGCCCATGCACGGGCGGCTTCGGCAGGGTTGTTGAAGTTTGGAAGTTGAGGTTGAAGCGATGTGTTTCCAGTGGTTAAAAGTTCCTCTATTCTCATATCCACCCACACCGCCAAATCGGAATTTAATTTTTGGGCAACACGGATAGCAACAAGACGGTGTGCCCAAGTACCCGGATTATCTCCTCCACGCCTAACTTGCAGTAAATCAGCCAAACTATAATTTTGTAGTTTGGAAAGTGAAGCACAGTATTCTTTGATTTCTTGCGAGTTAACAATTTGGGTTAGATTCTTATCAGGATAGGCTTTCGCCATAGCTGTAAGATTAACCATAACATTACTCCCATTTTCAAAAGGAATTTGATTACCGTTGTAATCGAATTTAATAATTTCTTTTGCCATAATTGTAGGTCTTTTTATTTGGCATTATAGACAGAAAAAACGGCTGTCCTTTCCCGTTGACCTACACCTATCCAAAGGCAGGGAGAGCATTAACTTCTCCACACGGGGGTAACAGCCGCAAAAGTATATTGCAACGCTTTACAAACAAGCATAAAAAATGCCTGCAAAAAGTTTTGGCAGGCTTCCGCTTGCCATTGGATATCATGTAGGTCATTGCAAATATACATATCTTTTCTATAAAACCCAAAAATTAAACAATAAATTTTTCTCAGTATGGCAAAGATGAGGCTATTATATAAGTGGCGCAAGAAACATGTCGAAAACATACGCGAAATGTGTCAGAGTTTTATTTCTTATGCTTCTTTCTCAGATCATACTCTGCTATATGTTCCAACAAGCAGCACCGATAAGCCAATGAGGGATGTGTAGACTCCTTGTCCTCATCATAGTAACGATATAGAAATTCATGCCTTTTTTTATTATAATCCGGATCGTTCCGATCATTCGAAAACCCAACCAACTTACATAACGCATTTATATATTCTTTGGGATCCATTCCTGAAAACTCCATAAATCTATAAGCCATGATATCCGCTTCTATTTCTTTTTCTCTTGAATACTTGAATTTGGACAGTTCCGCCCTGTAGTCAAACACATTCATCAACAAATCATTATTTTTTTGAACATTTTCCCAATAAGCATCAGAATCCTCCTGTTTCACCCCTCCATTAGCTTGGACATATGCACTTGCCATACTATTTGCCGCCACCGCCACGGCAGCCCAAAACTTATGTTTCTTTTCCTTCCTCCTATCCTCGTATTTTTTCTGAAGACTATGCTCCATAACGAAATGTGCCATCTCATGTGAAAGAATACCAAACAGTTCTTGAAAACTATACTCATAAACAATGGAACTAGCCACGCATATTGTCCCATCAGGACATACAAATGCGTTCTTCTCATCTGAATCATACACGTATATGTTTTTTATCTTCTTCTGTGAATTTCCACCGCTTATCTCTTTTTTTATATCTATCCCCAACTCCATAAGAGTATCTGACAACGAAAGCAAGTCCTTATATCTATAAGAATCATCTGAGGCATCTTTATAGAACTGGACAATTTCATCCAGCCTCTTTTTGGAAGCATAAGCATACAAATCCTTAAGTGGAAGATTCTTTTTTGAAGCTGTGTCCCAAAAGGACAATGTGCTATCAGTCGAATGAGTAGCAAGATATTTTTCCAACGAATCATATTTTCTGATATATTTATCAAATTCCTTTGTGTTTATCTTTTGCGCACACATATCAACAGACATCAAAAGCACCAATGCCGACATAACCAGTTTAGCAATACCTTCCATTTTTATAATATTATTAAAATCATTTATGTGTTAATATTAGCGTTTTATTTTTATGACTTCATTACTCCGTACATTATAATATTCCTCTGTCCACGTATCAATAATACGATTTTCAGAAACACGTACATAACGTCCATTAAGGACATATAAAAACCCCAAGACCAATGCAATAATCATTATTACAACTTTAACAATCCGATACGTTTTATCACTCATGATATTCTTCATTTATAACATATTCTACATTCTCTCCTACCCATACCCTTAGCTTGTTCAAGACTTACGGATTTCACATCTCCCGAACATCTGTCCAGCCCACGGCATTCGTCCGTCTTGTGATATACCCTGGCTTTCGGACCTGTACAAATATACACTTTAGCGACATCACCGCATGATGTCATCCCCACCCCTGCCGCAAAAAAAGGAAGCAGAAACAATGAGGCTATAACCAACCTTTTCATATACTTTATATTTTTTGCACAAAAATACGCATATAATTGTAATTTACAACATAAATCACAAGATTTTACATTACCGATTGTTTTTAATAAGATTGTTTTATATCTTTGTATACCTTTGTTATACCTGATTACTAATCATTATTGAACAGGAAGGGCGGCAATCTGGGAAAGACAGCCGCCCTTGTCACATATTGGATAAACATACACAAGACCAACCTGTGTGAAAACAAAAAAGGACAGTCCGAAACTATATCGGAACCGTCCAAATCCTGATGCACATCGCTATGTGCGATGCAAAGATAATAAATTCCATGCAAATATTTTACATTCATGAACAAATCGCTATATTTGTCTCGTCTTTAAATTTTAACACTATGAAGCAATCAATATTACTTACATTCATAATCCTATTCTTAGGTTCATGTGTCAGCAAAAGCAAATATGAAGATTTAGAAATGGAGAATTACAATCTTAGAGAAGAAGTGGACAGACTAAAAAATAAGAATACTGACCTGAACTCTACGATTCTGAACATGTCCCTACAAATAGAAGAACTACAGGAAAGGATTGAAAACGATATTGAATATGCCTCACAGGCTAGAAACGCTATAGAATCCGCAGAATCATCTTTATTTTTAGGGTTTGATAGAATATTTTGGGAATCGGAACTTGACAATGCCAAATCTTGCATGTCTTATATAAAATATGGCTATTAATTTATATAATATGGGAACAATCGAAAGGACACGGGTAATACGCCCTTCTTCAAGAAAAGATAAATCCACCTATAAAGTCGATATTGAAAGACGACAAGAAAAAGACAGTCTTCACCTAACAGTTACTCACGAAAATGACTGCAATTTCAGAAAAGAATATTATTTTTCCGCAAATCAACTATCAGGAAAAAAGTCCATCCACTTCAAATGGAACGGAAATGATATTGTTTGGACCGATGGAATTGTACCGATTCGAATTGTTAAATAAAAAACGATATAGAAAGTTTCATTTTCATGGAATAATGAAACTAGCTTTTCGCTATATTTGCATTATCAATGCTTTCTTTATCGTCCATATATGTCAATGACGTTAAACTTATGACTATAACTCTTTAAAAAAGAATGCCAATGGCAAGACTTATAAAGAGACTACAGTAGTATTTCTATCGCTGCGATACTATCTGTAGGTCTTTAAAGAAAAGAGCAGCGACTTTTTACTCTAAAAACAAGTGGTGGATAAATCCTGCAATCAAATATATAACCCGAAAGGCATTATAGTTTGTGCGCGAGCATCAGGAAGAAATAGCATAGTGGTTCGAACAATGTTACTAACGATTTTTAGGGTGACAATATGAGGTAGGTAATTAGGGAGGGTGGAGGGGCCTCCCTTTTTTGAAGGGGAAAAATAGTATTAAAAACAATTACCAATATCCCAAGGATACTCCTCTCTGATAAACAAGTTTACCTACTAAAGTGTACCCTATAGTAGTAAAATGAGTTCCATCCATTAGTAATTGAGGAGGACATTTACCTTGGTTTATAAATTCAGTGTCTTCTTGAGTAGGCTCCAACCCAGCATCTACCAACCCTTGTTCCACCATATATTTTCTTAGATTAATATATCTAAGTCCAAATGCTTTTTGCATGGCTTCTTCTTGCGTTTTTCTGCTATTTAAATCTCCTGTATGCAGCCCTATAATTATATTTTTTTTAGTAGCAGCATAATTTATAGCCATATTATGGTAATCTACCAGTTGCTCTGGAGTGAAGCTACCTCCAACAGTAAGTCCATTAGTTCCCATCCATATAACAAGAACATCACTATCAACGCCAGTTCTCAAAGCTGTTGATACTACACTATTAGCTGGTATAGTAACAGGAGTACTTTGAGGCGTCACAAGACTCATCATATATCTACCATTATTATCATTATATGATGTACCAGTAAATAAGAGATTACATGGAACATTGTTAACCATTACAGGAGTTATTAAGCCCCTAGTAATATCTTTAAAGGCCCATCTCTGTAATGGAAGAGAATTGTTAGGAGTAAGAGCAGATATTATACCACTATCACCCAGTGTTCCTATCTGAACACCAGAACCATCTGCAGGAAGTACTATTTGATTTTTATTTAATAATACGTTAGAACCTTGTCTTCCAAGTATCATCTCTATAGAATCAGCATCATACCCTCCATTTATAATTTTCCAATTGTTTCCTAAAGCAGAATTAAGAACCTCAGGATATGAAGTTGTTACTCCACTTTGGTATCCTACTGTTAATGAGTCACCCAAACAAGTGATATACTTAACATTTCTGTTTGTATAAACTGTATCTAACCTTTCCACAAAAACCTTCCCGGCATTAGGAAATTCTCTATAATTTACTACAAGAAATGTTGCATTATCTTGAGTAATTTCAATCTCTGATTGAAACAGAGATGACACCATTGGACCTGTTTCTAATACATTTTTAGAATTATCTGTTATATAATAAGGTCTTGCAGCCTGCCATCCATAAGTACTGATTCTAAATTTATCTCCTTTCTTACACGGAATGCAAGTATTGAGAATATTCAAATTTGGATTACTCCACGTGTTTATAAAACCAACGGTTGGATTGACCTCCCAATATCCCTTATTAAAATCATCTATAGTATAAAATGGCTTATCATCAAGCACTCTAATATATTTATCAGGAATTGTGCCATCAGCATTATTCACTATGATATACCCATCTTCAGGCATCTTATAATACGTTGCTCTTCTATTATCATCATTAGGCTCTGAATAAATCACATTTCTATCTCTGTCTAATACTATCAATGGAATACCTCTGGAAAAGCCACAGGATTTAGAATATATAGCTGTGTCTTTCTTGGCTTCAAACAGTATAGTAGAAATTTCTCCCGGAATATTATGTCTACAAAATAAGGTCTTACCATTTTCAAGAATAAAGTAATAATCTTTCAAAAAACAATTAGAGGTTAGTATAGTCTGCAATTCTACACCTTTTTCTACAAAAAGATTTTCTGTATTTTTTATTTTGAGCAAAAAGAATAATGTATTAACATTATTTTGATTATGATTTACTATCAAATAACCATCTTCTTCCATTTCTATAATAAATGAATCTTTTACAGCTTCAGATTCTTCTAATATATTCAAATCAGTAGATGTTTTAAACCAGTTTTTTGCATTACCCTCCCCATTATTCTGCAAATAGAACTTATCACCTGTTTTACACTTTATTATTGAAGAATATAAAGGAATATTAGGATTTGACCTGGAAAAAACAGCTTTACCATCCACATTTTCCCAATAATATCTTTCTAAATCACTAATAGTAAGTACATGAGAATTAATAGCATTCAAATTTCCTGTTACAGAAATGTCAAAATCAGTTGTAATCTTGACCCAATTCCCTGCTTTATTCCATTCCGAATTTGTTATTTCATTATTTGCAATAAATTTCCAAGTTTCATACCTATCAGTTGATTTAGAAATAAACCTAATTTCAGAACCATGCCTCCTAATACTTGTTGGAATATTATATATTGCATCACTTAATGTAAACTTATTTGTTCCATCTATATTAGTATGATACAGTGAAATATCATAAGGTATATTAAATGATATAGTTTTTTGACTAACAACCTCTGTTTCGCTATTCCCCAGTTCCTGCACCACACCGGCATTGATGGACTGGAACGGGCCATTATCTATCCATCCTTCGGCATTATAAATATTCAGGTGGTAGATGGGCTTGGTATGTTCGGTATCATCGTCCGCATAGGTAGGTCCCACCATAATCATATCACCCTGCTTAGGATTAGGATATTGTGATTTATCTGTTACATAGGCTTTAATAGACAAACTGTTTGTAACTTCTCCGCTAAGATCTGACCATGTTTTGTTATCCCGCGATATCTGGAATTTGTTATCCTGAAAACGGAAATAAGCTGCAATGTAATCCGAGCACACCTCCCATGTCTCGTTATCATAGGAGAAGTGAAGCTTGTTATCTATCGTTTTGAGCCACGGGGTAAGTCCGTTATCTCCTTTGGGCCCCAAAGCAGCTATGCCGGTATCCTCACCGTTAATCACCCATGTGCCTTTTACCGATACGGAAATATCTCCAGAGAGTGTTAGTTCGTCCACACGTACCCAGTTGACATCAAGCCCCCAGTGAAAGTTGTCCCTCTGTGCATCATTCACACATTTCTCGGTTATGGCATTCCCCTGCATATCCACGTATGATATGATGATCCCCTTACGCCTCATTTCTTTCGGAACAATATTTCTCGTACGTCCCGCTGTACCCTGATACTGCACATAAATATTGTTATACTGTGCCAGTATCGCTTCCAACGACGCGCCGGTTCTTCCGTCATGTACCGCCTGTATCACTGTACGAGGATAGAAAGGGAATCTTCTTCCCAACATTTCATCAAGCTTGTCCATCTGCCTGATACTTGCATACTTGCTGTTGCAGCAAGAATCTTGTATGTTGTTATCTTCCATGATGTTTTTTAAAAAAGTTATAGAATTAACATTTATTCCAGAGCATCCCCAGTCAACGGAGAAAATCCTTCTGCCAGACATCTTCTCTTTAAGGCATCACGATATGATTTCATTGCCGACAGTTGCCAACGCTGAAGTATTTGTTTATGCACTTCCATCTTAGAAAATACTGGAGATTCATTGATGAATTTCCCCAGCTTTTCCACCCGGTCATTAAGTTGCTTATACTCTTCCAGCATTCTTATTTGATATCCTTGTAACATGGCTTTTATTTTAATTATCGTTATTATACTGTTGCACCGGTGGAATCTATCCAAATTGTTCCTGTCCACCAAATGGGTTTATTAAGTGTGGTATCAAAAAATTGATAACCAACAACTGGCATATTAGGTCTATTATTACCAGCAGGAAACATTGTAATATTTTCTATTTCCGTTTCCATTATAATTGAAGTACCTGGACTTATAGTATAAGTCCTATAATTATTGTTATTACCAATGCTATAATGAACTTTACAAATAGAATTATTTTGAATGAAGACTAAATAATCTCTAGTATTTTTTATATAAACATCTTCGCTTTGTGCAATTATAAAAGAGTTACCTGATAGCGTAATAGGATTAATATCTTTTATTACTATCCTATTAACGTAATAAGACGATGGTAAAATTTTCAACGTATAATTATAGTTATAACATAAATCTATATCTTGACTTGAATATGGTGGGGTTTCAACTATATTTCCTATATCATTTTTGTATCTAAAAATAACTTTTCCATTCCCCCTCAATTTAAATTTTATATGAGTATTAAGGTTATAAATTTCTCTACTTGAATATGTAACAGGGAATGTTGTAGCATCTATAATAGTAGTTACATTATAAGTTTCATATGTAAACACATTGGGTGAAAACAAAGAATTTTCTTTAAAAAAATTTATCAACTGCGTATTAATAAATCCATTTTCAACAATATCTGATGTTTCGTCATAGTATCTATATAGATAGCTTTTATATATCGAAGAATTATAAACCTCTTGTTTCTCGTTTTTACATTCTAAATGTATATCATTCAATTCAGTATGTAAAACAGACCTAATAGTTTTTGTGGCTTTAACATAAGTTTCATCCATATAAACAGTAGAACTTAACTCTATATCTTTACAATCATTAAGAATTATATAAGGTTTATTGTATATAGACTCATGCATTCTTAAATCATTCAATTTCCATTTGTTTACTCCAGATAATTTAATTGCACAAGTATTAATACCTTCAAAGCCAATCTTATAAAAGTTGTTACTGTTTATAACATCAAAAAAATCTATATCAGTAGTCAATATACCATAGTTTCCTGTAAGCCTTCCACCGAAAAATTGATTTTCATTTATCCAACCTTTTCTAGAATTATCTTTATAATCAAAAAAAATGCAAGTTGTACATTCTATATTTTGAAAATAAAATTTCATATATTGTATTCCAATATGAAAATTTTCAACATTATCTATTGACATGTGCAGCCCATATTTAAAATATAAAATATGTCCTATTTTAATTGTAGAATTATAGAAATTACTTGCTATAGTTATTGCAGACCCAGCTAAATCATCATAATCATAAAGAGTATGATTATGATTTGAGGTGACAGGAGGATTTTCTGTTCTTATACCATATATATCAAATATAACATTGTTATTATAGTTTCCAATAAACAAACAGGCATATTAAAGATGAAAATAAAATCCAAATAAATACAACTAAATATGCTTTATATCAGT